AGACACAGGGGCACAAGGTGCTAAAGGTGACACAGGAGCACAAGGAGCAGCAGGAGCACAAGGAGCAGCAGGAGCACAAGGATCTAAGGGAGACACAGGAGCACAAGGATCAATAGGTGAACCTTCGCCAGCAGGAGCACAAGGAGCTAAAGGTGACACAGGAGCACAAGGAGCAGCCGGTGGATTCACAACAAACTCAAATGCACAGGTTAACTCTTTAGGTGTTGGTGTTGCAGCATCAGGAACCACAGGATCCATTATAGCAACAAATGATATCATAGGATATTATTCTTCCGATGAGAGATTAAAGGAAAATATCAAATCAATCCAAGGATCTTTGGAAAAGATGAATCAGATAGGAGGTTACGAATTTGATTGGATCCCTAATATAGGTATTCACTCAAATGAAGGACATGATGTCGGGGTAATCGCACAGCAAATAGAAAAGATCCTACCAGAACTTGTAACCACTAGAGATAACGGATACAAAGCCGTTAAATATGAAAAGATAGTTGCACTTCTTATTGAAGCTATTAAAGATTTGCATTCAATGGTTCTTAATTTAAAAGAGGAAGTGGACAAAATTAAGAATTCTTAAAAATGGCAAGAGCAACAAAAGCACTAATTACCAGACAGGATTTGATAGACATGGCCAATAACGGAGAGATACTGCTTCGACCAGGATCTGGAATAGAGAATTCAGGTCTTCTTATCAATAGAGTTCTAAGCAGGGAAGAGATTGCTCAGTTGGCTTATATAGACGGCAGTCCATTTGACCGTGAAAACGGCGAAGGATTTGTAATAAGACAGGCATATATTGGTCCTGAAATGTACGGTCCTATTCCTGGGTTTATAAACGCAACTGAAACAATAGAAAGATTTGTAGGTTTGCCTGCGGTAGGGGGAATACAGCCACTGGGAGGAACTATAGAATACATTAATAGTGTGGTACCCAGTGATAAAAAGAGGATGACACATTACGGGGTAGATGCTAGATTTCATGATACCATAGTATCTCCTGCGCTGGATGTTTATAACAAGACAATACGTATAACTAACAATAGAGCAGATCAGGGTCTTTTTACCTCAACTTTAACTGTCGGGAAAAGCGGGACAACACCAACAGCAACATATTCAAGATCCAGCGTTGGATCAACCGATTTATCAGGAAATATTAGACTTGGAAATTTGGTCAACTTTAGTTTGGTTCCACCGTCAGTTTGGCCTACCGGAGGAACATTAATTCTAGAGGTGTTTGAAAATAGTGTTTTGCAGTTCAGTAAAAATTTAGCAATTAGCGCATATGGAACGGGTTCGCTGTCAATAACTGACTATCCTATAAAATTTGGAATAAGCTACGAATTTAAAGGAAAATCATCAATGGTAACGGAATACGCTGGTGCATTTAGTAATGTAACGGGTCAAAGAGCTTGTAACTTATTGTAAAACAATTTAAAATGGCAGCAACCACAACAACAATAACATTTGATTTTACAAAAACCAACCCACTGAAAAGATGGCAGTTTAATCCCAATGGAGCAACCTCTTATTTTTTTAGTGATAGTACTATTAGTGGTCATACAGCACAGACTGTTGCAGAGGGTAGTCTTTTTAAAGTCTCAAGATCCGATGATCAATACAACGGAATAACTGAGGGAAACGGAGCATCAATTTCTCTTGATGCATCAATGAATGAATTATTAGGTATATCGAGTACTAACACTTTTGTTAAACGTCTAATCATAGTTCCATTTTTCAGGACATTTAACAATTATTACAACATGAATCAGTCAAATAACATTTTCACGGGTGAAGCGGGAAGATGGATTACTGGGAAATGGACTGAATCAGAAATGTTTAAATCGAAGATCCGATTTATAAATAGATCTGATGGTTATTATATGGAATCATGGCCTTCGGGAGGATTTAATATTAGTGGTTCTAATTGGGGAAATTTCACTAAAGATGTTAGCTATTGGGAATATTCAAAGTGTGACTTATGCTTAACAGAATTACTTGGGGATTCTAATAGCACAACATCAATTTTCAGAAACGACACACCTAAGACGTACAATTATTCAAAAAGCGGTAGAATATTTAATACAGGTCGGATCTATGAATGGAGTTTAAATGGCACAACAGCCAATGCAGTAGGTAACAATTTCAATTCTCAGTATAAATGGTTGGATTTTTCTCCAGGAAACGGAACGGAAGGATTAGTTTCCGGAAGTAACGATTTTGGTATTTACTATGATTATCCATTATTCACTTCAGAAAGGGTTAGATTTGAAATACCTTTTGTAATATCTATTCCTCAGTTTCAACACGTTTGGACAGATTGGCCATGGAATAAATCCAGAAGAACATTAACAACTGATTTAGTATTTACCAAGATTGAATTCAGAGTAATGTATGATACCGTATCAGAATATAAAGCTAAATTTTATTCTGCATTGGATCCAATAGTTGCACCTATCGTCGCTCCGGGTACGGTGTGGTTAGATCCAGAAAAAACAAGGCCGGTTTCCGCAGGGTATATAGCAAGAAATGGAAAATACGCTATCACAAATGAATTTGGTGTAGGCTATGCATTAAGAACCTGTCAAGCTAAGATTGGTGTTACCTCCTCAGCTAACGGAACAGTATCATCATCATATCCAACAGCAGCAAGTGGTTATGGAGATTATGATTTTAATCCTGATGTTTCTTATATAACATTAGATGCAGCTCCTGATTATCCTATAGTATTCTATCGCTGGGAAGGAACTGATTTTGATGGTAACGTCACAACTGTAAGTTATGATTCAACAATCAATGTTTATCATGGATTATATGCAAGTATAAAACCTATATTCATAACTCCTGGGCCTACACCAGGGCCTACACCAGGACCTCCTGCACCAACTCCTGCTCCAACCCCTGCACCATCGGGAGAATACGATTATTACACAGCAGACGTGTTTTCTTGTGGTAATTGTAGCGAATCCATTGATACTATAGTGGTAGCATTCGCAGCAGGAACCCCAGTAACTCCTAACAGATTTTATATACCTATAGGAGGACCCGATGGTAACGCTTACAGAATAGGAAGCTCGACAGCCTCATCTGGACCTGTTCCTATCTTAACGAACACCTATGGATCGTTTACCTCTTGCAGTCTTGCATGTATTGTTTAAAAATATCACAATAGATAGAAACATTTTTCTATTTTTACGTACAATTTAAATAGTTAAACGATATATAAATCAAAATGAACAAAAGCTTCAACATATTGCCGCTTCATAGTACGTTATTATCTTCATCAAGAAGACCGATAACTCCTGTGGAGATTCTAGGCAACTAAGAGAAACTTAAATTCATTTTCATCTAAAAAGCCTAGATCTCTTCAAAAAGATCTAGGCTTTTTTATTGGGTTCTTTGATGTGTTGGAAAATTAAAAAGGAGAGTTGGTAGAGCGGTTGAATACACCAGTCTTGAAAACTGGCATACTGGAAACGGTATCCGGGGTTCGAATCCCTGACTCTCCGCAATTGCCTCCTTAGCTCAGCAGGTAGAGCAACTGATTTGTAATCAGTAGGTCATTGGTTCGATTCCGATAGGAGGCTCATACTAACGTAGAAACCGCACGCTAACATAATATCTGTTAGCGTACGAAAAGTTCGTTAGCAAGCTTATTAGACCCCGCAGAGGCTGGCGCCACCAGTATGGACGTAACGTTCATGCCATACTGAAAGCACGCGGAAACGCTGAAATGGTGGTCGGGTCTATAATTAGAGAGGTGTCCGAGAGGCTGATGGAGCACGCTTGGAAAGCGTGTTTACGAGCGATCGTAACAAGGGTTCGAATCCCTTTCTCTCTGCATATGCCGGTGTGGCGGAATGAATGATCTCGAATTCGAATAGAGATTATTAGACGTCCCGTATTCTAGATAGGTGGTGAATCCGAAATGGACACCGTGAAGGTAAACAGCCCTTCCACCGGCACCTTATTTTGCCTGGGTGTTGAAACTGGTAGACAAGACAGACTTAAAATCTGTTGGATTGCAAAGTCCGTGCGGGTTCGATTCCCGCCCCAGGTACACCCTAAGGCTAGCGTCACGCCGCATTTTGCGTCGGCCTCAGGTTAGATCTACCCAATAGGAGAGGCGGCTGCGACCCTGGGTAGATTACTATATTGGTCCTGTAGCTCAGTTGGATAGAGCAACTGCCTTCTAAGCAGTAGGTCATTGGTTCGAATCCAATCGGGATCACGTTGAAATGTTGGACGTAGCTCAGTTGGCAGAGCACTAGCTTGTGGCGCTAGATGTCGCCGGTTCGATCCCGGTCGTTCAACCACTATTCGGGTAGTTCGGGAGTCAGGTCACCCGGCTTGGTTTGGGACCAAGACAACTCGCAAGTTCGAATCTTGCCTACCCGACCAAAAGATTATAGAGGAATACCCAAGCTGGTGAAGGGGACGGTTTGCTAAATCGTTAGGGTGTTAAAGCCGCGAGAGTTCGAGCCTCTCTTCCTCTACATTTTTTATTTTCAATGTTTTAATATACATTTGAAGAAATAAAAAAGGACTTGTAGCTCAGTTGGTTAGAGCGCCTGACTCATAATCAGTAGGTCCCTGGTTCGAGCCCAGGCTGGTCCACAAAAATAGTGTCTCGGTACGCTCTGGAGAAATCCAACGACGAGGTCTCGGTAAGCGAAACGCGTTCGATCTTACTCAAATGGCCCTCTGTTGTAATTGGTAGCCAAGCCAGACTTAGGATCTGGTGTCGCAAGACGTGAGAGTTCGAGTCTCTCGGGGGTCACAATATAATCCTTTATTGGAATTCGGTAAATAAATGTCAAAAAGATTTAAAAAAATAGTAAAGGAATACAAAGACGCAACTGGATATGAAATATTCGAAGGGGTTAGAGATAATTTTCTTTTTGGATTTCTGGGTGCAACGTTGGTAGTATTCATATCAACAAGAATGGATTTTGCAGTGTTAGCTGGATATTTAACATATTATTTTTTCATGGGAAAAATCGTTAACAGACCTAAGTATGTTACATCACTTGGAAAAATGATAGTGTTTCCGATCCCGTCGGCACTTGGAGCTTTCGCCGGATATAAATTAGCATATTATTTACATATTTGGCTTTCATAATCAACATCTTCGAGAAACAAAATCCAAAAATGATATATAATATTCAATCAAACAAAATGAGAAACCAGAATCAATATAATTATTACCAAATGCCTGAACAAGGTAATGAGGGAGATTATATGGTCAATGATCTGGGATAACATTTTTTAAATATATTTTGAAAACCCAGATCTTATATAAGGTCTGGGTTTTTTATTTGGGGATGTAGCTCAGTGGTAGAGCGGGTCACTGTTAATGACTAGGTCGTAGGTTCGAACCCTTCCATCCCCGCATTGCGAGATAGTTCATTCGGTGAGAACACTGGATTCATAACCCAGAGGTGATGAGTTCGAATCTCATTCTCGCGACGAAGAAGGTTCTTTGACATAGTATAAAATGCTCCTATCGACTAGTGGTTAGGTCACATCCCTTTCACGGATGTAGCACGGGTTCGAATCCCGTTGGGAGTACAAATTGGGGTATCGCATAGTGGCAATTGCGGCTGACTGTAAATCAGCTCTCATTGAGTTCGGCGGTTCGAGTCCGTCTACCCCAACATATGAGTTAACTGTCCAGCGTGGGAACTGGAGCCTGCCGGTAAATCAGGCATCGCAAGATCAAGGTTAGTAAGTGATTCTGATACCTGCAGTACGACAGATCACACGGTTCGAATCCTCCTTAACTCACTAAATTGGAAGCGGTAAGAAGTGTTACTTCATCAAAATTGGTTTGACAACAACACACACTTTTTAAAAATTCTCCGATTTAAATTGCCCGATGGTGTAATGGCAGCACAAATGGTTTTGGTCCATTTAGTTTAGGTTCGAGTCCTGATCGGGCATCTCTTATGGGATGTTAGTAGAGTTGGTCACAATGCCACCCTGTCACGGTGGAGGTCACGGGTTCGAATCCCGTACATCCCGCAATTATTAAATTAAAGATTTTTTGATTATAGGTTTAGTGTATCTATTTTTAAAAACATCAAAAAGATCCCGGTGTCCTTTTTCGCCGTAATGACGATCATTTATTTTTGAACCAGATTCCTCCTCTATTGTGGTACATTTTATAAAATCACAATTTTTCATTTGACATTCAAATGGGGTCCAGTGAATTATATCTGTTTTTGGAAGCGCCTTGTTTATTATTTTTATCCACGAATCAATTTCTTGCGAAAACCGAATGGATCCCCTATTTGCTATGGTTTCCTCTACTGTTCTCTTAGAAATAATATTAAATAATGGAAGATTTTCATCGATTAAAGGAATTAGATTGACCCAATTATCGTTTTCGTCAACTAACCTAAATCTTGAAGTGCTGGTCCACCCTATTATTACAAAATCGTTTTCATTTATCTGATCTATATTTTTACATACTGATTCAAAAATGCTATAATTGCTCACCCCGCTTATTGCTAAATTTTTCTGATAAAGAGAAAGATCCCTGGACAAAAGGTCAGAAAATCCTTCTGGCTTATAGCCTTTCCATTTTATATAATCGTTAGCCCAATCAGATACGAAACCCTCGGTATAGGAATCGCCAAAAGACCAAAGTGTGTTAGACATATAATTAATATATTACTATAGACGCTAAAATCGTAATATTTCAATTCGTATATATAGAAAATAAGAAAAATCGCATGTTTAAATATCTTAGCAAAGAAGAGGTACAGCAACTTTCATTTGATTGGAAGTATAAAGGGTATTCTGTTATAGATCTGATAACACCGGAGGAAGCGGATCTAATATCAGAAAATTTGGACGAGCTAAGAAAGAAAAGAAATTCTATAGATGACAAATATGGAGAATATGATCCATATATTCATCCACATAGAGAATCCGAATTGGTAGAAAAAGTTCTAGGACATCCTAAGATATTAGAGGCCATGGAGTTCGTAATGAATTCAGAAATACAAGGAATACAAACATGGGCATATTTTAAACCACCCGGAGAATTAGGGAGAGATGCACATCAGGATTCTTTCTACGCACAAACCCCGTGGAATAAAACAGCAAATGTTAGCATCTCATTGGATGATACAGATGAATCTAACGGTGGTATTTGGTTCTATGAAGCATCTCATCTATTACCGATTTTACCAATAGAAATAGACGAGGAAAGAGCTAAGCTTAACCCAATAAGATGGAGAAATGAAAGGGGTAAAGCGTGTGTGATGCCAGAGGGTCACAATTTTAATAAGATAACACCGTTCACAAAAAAAGGACAGGCAGTATTTTTGCATTCTAATATAGTTCACGGATCCAATGAAAATAAAAGCGACAGATACAGAAGGTCTGTTTTAAGCGGATACACATCCAAGGGGTGTCAATTTAGAAAGGGAGAGCATATGAAAAGGGAACCAATTGATGTTTATGAACTAAAATTAAAACATTGGGAGGTTAAAAAACTCCAATAATTCTATTTTCATGAAGTTGATTCATACGTTTGTACCAAATAAATTCGATTTGGGTAAGCCAAAGCACGAGAATGTGATCTGGAAAAGCCTAATGTACGTCCAAATGCTGAGTGTTCTCCTTGCAAAAAGAGAATATGGAAAAATATCACTCTACACAAATAATACGATCAAAAAGCAGATTCTTGATATTGGTGTACCATATTCCGAAATAGACACCGATATACTGCAGGATACAACATCAGATTTGTTTTGTATACCTAAGCTTAGAATCTATAGGGAGATAAAAGAACCTTTCGTTCATATAGATACAGATACCCTTATATACAATAAGATAGATTTTTCCAAATACAATTCCTCCGTTTTATATTCTCATCCAGATATTAAGCCTCCTTTGTACAAAAGCGGCGATGATAAGTTAGAAGAGATCTTTAATGATTATCCTGCACTGACTAAAACTGACTATTTTTTCAATGCTTCTGAAGTAACATATCTAGGTCTTTTTAATCGGCTAATCAACGATCATTCTGATTTTAAGATAGGAAGCATCAAGATAAGTCAGGTCCCTAATATGAACATAGTAGCTGTCAATGATTACTCAAATTTTAACGATGCATCGCAAATGTCTTTGGAGCATTATATAAGAAATAAAGGGATAATAGACAGCACGAAAAATGGGGAATGCTATATAGAACAGCTAATGATCCATATGAACATGCTTGAGATAAGTGAGAAATACAGAAAGGACGTGGAATCTAAAAATACGTTTATTTTAAAAAATTCACCCCTCATGATTGACGGAGGAATTAAATCACACGCAGATCAATTGAAGTTTCCATTTACCATGATACACAACTCACATCTAGATTCTGAAATAGATGAAACAATTCGGGTTAATGGAGTATTATACACAAGAGCTAAAGAATATCATGAGCATTACGGGAGGACAAGTAAAATCAATTCGATAGATGAAATTAAGGAATTGTTCGATTTTAATTTTTACGGTCTTTCTCATTTAACATTTTATAAATGGTCTGAAATTTTTCAAGCAATTGTGATAGGATATATTGTAAAAAACTTCGGAGATGAATACGTTAGAAGCATTTATGAATATTACAAAAAAATCTATCCTGAGGGTTATAATATGAATCAATTGTCAAAGGGCGAAAAATTATATCAGGACCTAACCGGATTTAGATTTGAAAAAACAACAGGACTACTTTAGTCCAACACACAAAAAAGCGGGAGTAGCTCATTCGGTAGAGCGATAGCCTTCCAAGCTATAGGTGGCCAGTTCGAGCCTGGTCTCCCGCTCATAATAAACCAGAATATGTCTAATAAACTGTTCTGGTTTATTTTTATAAAATAAATTTAGTATGATTTTTATTATTTACATTTTAAGCATTATTTATTGCTTATTTCAATTAAGAAAGAGACACAGGAGAAACGATCTTGGAGGGGGAATAGGTACATCTCCTGGATTGGATACTATTATGGTTGTCGTATTGGCTCCATTCTTGACATTAGTGGACGTATCGTTAACTTGGATCAGAATATATAAGGAAGCTGAAGAAGCAAGGCGTAGAGGCACTAATACGAGAGTTTAACAATGAAAAGGATTGCGTTATTAATTATCATTATTTCTTTTATGAGCGGATGTGTGATTGTGAAGAAAAGACATTATCATCACAAGACACACAGCTATCACACTCATAAAATATATAAATGGTAATTACACTGGTCGGTGATGAAAAGCGTACGCACGGCAGACATACCCTCCTGTCTCGGGGGCGCGGATAACAAGACAGATAGATGGTAATGGGTTGACCACACGCTTGCAAGCATAAGTGCCATTTATTGAATTGCCGCATGGAGGTTCGAATCCTTCCTGACCAGCACTAAAAACCCAGACCTAAAAGATCTGGGTTTTATTTTTGTTGATTTATTTATTTAGAATGTATCTCTTTATTGGTACACTTGATTTCGGATTTTTCCCATTCAACTAGAGGTTTTTCATTAGGGAAAGAAAAGCATTTCCATTTTTTCTGTGTTTCGAAATAAACGTGTTTGTCTAATTTAGATGGTATTGCAGCATTCGTAGGAACTCTTTTTGCTGGATTATCGAAGGATAAATTAATTATAACTGTGATATTCTCTGAATCGTCCCATTTACGTATTTGTTCTTCTAACAATCTCCAAGATCCTCTATTAAGATATTGATTTTGTAATATGCTATTTAGATAGGAGAATGTTTGTTTTAGATTTTCCATATTATCAGAGAAGGTTGCAGCAGGAGCCCCGTGTCCTTTGTCGTATACATTTGTTCTATAATCATCTGCATCCGATGTTTTGATATTAGGTTCCTTGTAAAAATCCATAGAACCTCTGTTCACGTTTGTTGGTCTGTTAGTAGATCTATACTTGATCCAGATTGGCTGTTCTAGATTTTGGGAGTAAAGTATCTCAAAAACTTGATTCTTAACTTTAACATCTTCTTGCGCTTTTGCTGTTATTGCAAATAAAATCACAACAGCGATCATTGAAAAAATTCTTTTCATATTCTATTTTCTTAATTTATTAACCGGAACATTCACATGTTTACCGAAAGGCATTTTATGACTAGTAGTCATTGCCCATATCATCTTTCTGTGCCATTTTGGTTTCTCAGGATCTTCTGCACCACCGTCGGTAAAGTATATCATACAAGCTAAATCCTTGCCTTTTTTGATTAGATTTTCTTCTACCCATTTGATCGGTGGATCAAATCCGCCGCCATTACCTCCCGTAGACATTTGTTTGGATTTATCTAAAGGCTGAGCTGCAGATGCTAATCTGTCAATTCCACCTGAAGGAGGTTCCATCCCATCGCTACAGTAGATAATGTATATCTCCTTTGGCTGAAAGGTTTTTAATACACTTCTAGATTCTGCCAAGAATGTATTGTATTCATCCTGCCCTATACTCCCTGAGGTATCAACTGCAATAACTACTGTTCCAAATCCTTCTTCTTTCCCCTTTAATCCTGGAAGATATAAATCTCTAGAAGCGAATCTTCTATTAGGTATCTTATACATCGTAGGATCATCATCAGATTCAGATACGTATCTTTGTAAGATCTTTCTCCAATCAACCTGTGGATTTACCAAATCCTCTATGAATTTTCTAAGAGCTGGAGAAACACCTCCTCCGCCAGTTCCTTTATTGGCTGCTCTCTCCGTTATCTCTTGTATTTTCTTGGAGATTTCTTTTTTGTTTACTGGTTCTTTCTTTTCTATTTTTTCGTCCCAGTCTTTTTTATCTTCTCCATCTCCGCCTTCTCCCCATTCTTCACTAGGTTCACCTTCCTCGTCTGATGTCTCACCTCTTTGATCCTTTCCTTCTTTGTCTGTGGTTTCTCCTCCTTCTCCTGGTGTTCCCTCCCCATCTTCGCCTGGTTCTCCTTCCTGATTCTCACCTTCCCCATCTTCTCCTGGGCTTTTCTCATCCCCTTCACCTGGTGTTTTTTCTTCACCCTCTTCGTCTTCAGTTTCTTCCCTCTTATCTTTGAATTCTTTCTTGTCTAACCTGTGTTCTTCCTCACCTCTAACGGAATCAATCTCCCCCATTACAGTCTCTGTTGTTTTTTCCGTATCGATTTCACCAGGTTCTAGAACATCACAGTATGATTTATAAAACGTGTCTTCTCCTGCTTTTTCTAATTCTGCATATATTTCTTCAGCAGATTTTCCTCCAAATTTAGGATCTTTGTATTTGGAGGGAAGGATAGATTTCCCGATACCCTCTAAATAAGGCTCCGCAGCTATGTCACATGCTCTGTTCCAGATAGATTGATCTTTATCCTGCTTTCTGTCAAAATGTTGCAGAGCAAGATGTATAATTCCTTGATTGATTGCCCAGATGACCTCATCATCGCTCATTTCTAATATATTTTCTGGATTGAATATAAAGACAGTTCCGTCGGTTGAAAAGAATTCACATTCTTTAGAAACTGCTACTGGAATTTCAGATAGCACATTTCCGAAAAATCCACCTTTCATCAGGATTTTAGAAATACATCTTTTTACTCTCATGACCGATTTTTCGTAGTTCTCTTCGGTCATTCCGTAGTTAGAAAAGCTCTCTTTTAATAATTGATACTCCTGAAAATTTCTTAATCTTCTCATATTAGATTTCCTTCATGAAGCCCTTATATTTGTTAACAAATGGGGTTACATATTGCTCAAGAGAAGTATCACCTAGATAATTCTTAACTTCCGGATGAGTTCTTTTAATCATATTTAATCCACTCATTGCGATTTCTCCGGAATTTAAATTTGTTAGATATGTGATGAAATTTGTGAATTCGTCTTTGGTTAATTGTTGTCCAGAATTGTATTTAGATACCATATACATAACAGCATACGATTTTCTTAAATCATATTTACCTGATGCTGACATTGGTAATTCTATTGAAGGATCTGTTGGATCTTTAAAGATCTTAGTTATTCTATTGATAGGCCAAACCTTAGTTGTCTCCAGGAAGTCTGTGATAACAGAGGATACCTTTTTACCCAAATGCTTATTGAATATTTTGGATATTTCCAATTCACTTAGTTGTGTACCATTTGCTTCTGCCTCGTCTTTTCTGTCTTGATATTCTTTGGCTGCATAGTCCCAAGCTCTTGGTGTAACCCCCATTGTTGTATCGTATGTGGATAATGAACCTGGCATCATATAGAAATATTCCTGCATCAACTCAACAAATGAAACCACATCGTCGCTTAATCCCTTCTTTCTTGCCCATCCTGTCCAACTTGAGGGATCTGATATAAGATTCACCTGTGCAAATCTATTAGCAAGTGCAAAGCTCATTGGTCTGATTAAACCGCCTGGTTCATCTTCTGGTCTATTTGCAGCAGCAAGGATTAACCATTTACTAGGTATTTTATAATTAGCTCCTGCAATTTCTCTATCAAGTACGACTTTAAGCATTGCTGCTTGTACTGATGGATGCGCTCTGTTGATTTCGTCCAAGAATATAATACCACCTTTACCATCTGGTCCATTATCTAATGGCCATATCATAGGAAGATAGTTAACGGATCTTTTAACGTCACCGTATTTCTTATCAGCCTCAGCACCAGGTAAACCAGCGACATCCGTTGGTTCCATTAAACTAAGAATTACCTCAATAACAGGAACACCCATATCCTCTAATCCAAAGGATTTAACTATGGATGTTTTACCGATACCAGGAGCACCCCATATTAAAAGGGGTCTTCCAGATTCTGGATTTTTAAAATGGTATGTTAACTCTTTTTTAAGTTCAGGAGCGCTAACATCATCTATTTCTGGATCCTGTGTCTTTTGTGCAATTTTCCAAGCGGGTTCTGATTCGCTCATTTCGTTTTCAAATTTTCTGGTGAATTTATAATCTCCGCTTTTCGAACCTTCCGGAAGATGTATCTTTATGAAAGGCTCAGGACTTGATTGATCGTCAAAGCTTTCTGATTCAGGATTATACTTCTTATCCCTGACAGGAATTTCATTTTTGTCCTGGGCTTTTACTAAATTCATTAGCCAATTGCCAGCTTTTTTTGCAATATCTAAACCTCTTGAAAAAAGATTTGCCTCGTTTACAGAGCTAAATGTTTTAAAGTTTTGTATTCTTTTCATCTATTTTGTTTGTTAATCTTCGAAAAATCCTGCAGATTTTAAATCGCTAAGATTGTCTATTGTGTTTGAAACCTCTTCAGTTCCTGATTCTTTTGCTAGTGCTGATATCTTTTCGAAAGTCCCCTCTGAAAAATTTAGTTCAACAAATTCTGCTGGGCTCTTTGTGAATATTTGTAAAAGAAAATCTGTGGTGTCATATTTTTTTTCAACTTCAGGGTCTTCGAATTTCAATCCAATATCTCCAGAGCTTGCTGCAAATAATTCTTTGATCAATTTAGCAGCTTCCTCTATCCCACCAAATGCTTGATACGTTAAAGTGGTATTCGACGGAAACCCGTTTCCTATCTTTCTCCCCTTTATGTCTGCAATTGTTTCTTCGTCCCAGTACTCTTTTTTCATCAGGGTCTCTAATATCAAAGCATTACCTGACTTAAAGTAGTATGCTGAATTTTGACCAAATCCAGGAACTTCCGCAGTTATCGAAGCTACCCCAGTTGCTGATCCAGATTTGAATTCTTCGCCCGCATTCATAACTATAATCCCATCCTTAGATGTTGTCTTCGTGTATCCGATGCGACCTGAGACCCCAGAATTGTTGCCTCCAGAAAAATACGGACTTTTCAATAGCTCATTAGTTTCTACAGTTGCGGGAACTACCAAATATCCCGCTACCCCTGAGTTACTTCTTTGGGAGGGAAGAGAAAGCTTTGAATTCGCTATATCTTTATCTAAAGATTTGAAATTTTTGTCAACCGGGACAAATACAAATGCGCTAAGAGATCCAAAAGAGCTCTCATTCAAAAATCCTTTAAAGTTTAAAACCTTTCTCATTTGTTTATATATCAAAAAATAAACAACGAGTGTTCGAAATATTTTCTCATTTTTGGGATAGAAATACAAGATAATACACTATAATGAAGGCTTTCGGAAAATTTAATGCAGCTATTGATTGGACTAAGGAGAAAATGAATGACTTCTGCTATGAGGTTCACACTGAAAAATGGCAGGGAAAGGATATAAAAAATGACGACAAGTTCGCCATGATAGAAATCCTAAATCATTCATTTACATGTACTATGGTGGAAGATATACCAGAATTGGTCAAACAGATTAGTCCCAATCTTCCTTGGGCAGACGATCATTTCGAAGAAAGGGTTGGAGGCAAACCGTTAAATCCTCCCCCCTCACATAATTGGTGGCCATTCGCTCAAAAGAATAATGCAGAATTCGGGGGAACTACTAAATTCTCCCATACGTATCCGGAAAGGATGTGGCCTAAATATGCAGACGATGCAAAAGATCCTTATAAAGGGATAAGATTTAACTACGGGGATTTTAGCGATGTTATAGATTTAATGGTCAAGGAACCCTTCACCAGACAAGCATTTTTACCCATTTGGTTTCCTGAAGACACGGGAGGTGCTAACGGAGAAAGAGTTCCGTGCACGATTGGGTATCATTTCATTAGGAGACACAATTACCTTCACATAGTTTACTATATAAGATCCTGCGATTTCTTTAGACATTTCAGAGACGACATATATTTAGCTTGTAGGAAGGTTATTTGGCTACTTGAAAGATTAAGAGAGAAAGATCCAGATTCATGGAATGACGTTAAGCCTGGTATGTATACGATGCATATAACATCATTACATGCATTCAAGCACGAAAAATTTCTATTAAAGAAAAAGTAAAAGCATTTTTATCCTTCATTTAATCTTTTTACATTTACGTCTAAAATAAAAATAAATGGCTGATTTTTGCAATAAATGCGCTGAAGAATTGGGATTTGGAATTCCGGACATAGATGTTTATAAAATTCACGAATCTCTCGAACCTGGGTTTTTTGAATCCTGCCTTTGTGAAGGATGTGGAATGCTTGGTGTAGCAAAGAGCGATCACGGGGAATTATTTGTCATACACGATGACGATGAGGGAAATTCGACATTTTCCGATTATGAAAATTATAAAGGACTAAAAAAAGATAACAATGAGTGATAGCCCATCATATCTTAGAGCATCTCTAAAAACAGGAAAACCCATAGTCTATGTTGATATGGACGGGGTATTATGTGACTTTGATAAAAGGCACGAAGAATTAATGGCAAAAGGAATAAATCAATTCCAAGCTTTCAATCACGCATTCGCTTTTAAAGATTTAGATCCATTGCCAGGAGCTATAGAAGCTTGGCAATCCCTCCAGGAAAAATACGACACGTATATTCTTTCAACAGCAATGTGGTCCAATACCTATGCTTGGACCGATAAAAGAATCTGGGTTCAAAAATATCTTGGAAAAAGTGCAAATAAAAAATTAATTCTCTCTCACAACAAGGGATTACTTAGAGGGGATTATCTAATAGATGATAGGATTGCTAACGGGGTAGCTGATTTTGAGGGAGAGCATATACATTTTGGAACTGGAAAATTCCAGTCATGGAAAGAAATTTTGGACTATTTACTAACTAAAGAAACCACTAATGAAGAGGATCAAATCAATAATCTTGCACAGAATAAAGAGGTATCTGAGTAAAAGAAGAAAATCGGATCTTAAAAAAGCATTAAAAGAACTCAAAGAGAATCAATCAAAAATAGTTGAGATTGCAAATTATCTAATATCTCACACAGATTCTAAATTGGTTTATTCTGTCCTTTCCGGCACATTCTTTATAGAATATAAAGAGGTAATTTGTAGAATAGAAAGTGATAGAATCATCGTTACCAATGGCTTATACTCTTACGATATATCAATTCCCACAGTTATAGCATACGATCTCACTAAAAGATTCCTAAATCACTTAGAGTCCAGAAAAAGAGGGGTGGAAAGAAAAATTAATTTCAAATTGACATCCTCACTAGGTAGGGTCCATCAACAAATAATGTCGATTTCAGAATCCGGGATTTAAAACCAACTATCTAGCCCCACCAAATCGGTGGGTTTTTTGTTTCATTTTTTTGTTTCGAAAAATGCTAATACATTTGGACTATGGAAAATCTAAACAATTTAAGGGAGAGTGATCTTTTTGATTCCTCCATCGACGATTCTATAACAGAGGCATATAATGATTTATACAGATGTTTGGAATCCCAAAATCATTATTCTATAGCCAATAGAAGGGATTCTAGGGAAACCCTGGAATCCATGATAGATCACTTTAAAAGCACAGAAGAGTATGAGAAATGTGCTCTTATTTATTCTATTTTAAAAAAATCCGAACAATAATCCCCTTTTTTGAGGAAAATTATTCAAGTGGGGAATATATAAGACGTAAAGAAATATAAAACATTCTATGCAGAACTTAAAACCAATGGAGGATTACAAAAAAGATAAACTCTCCAAAGCAACTCAAGAAGACGATCTAAATGTAGCTGATATGGCTGATGATATGGGCATGGAGCCAGAAGATGATTCTACTGACGAATTCCCTGCGGACGAACCATCGACTGATACATTCTCTGCTGAAGTCCCTACGCACTTAGAGGTTGAGGCTAACGCTCCAAGACCTTATATGGTGATAACTAATCTTAAAAAGATAGCAGATCAAGCAAATCAATTGATTAGCATGGTACAAGCTTCTGGTAAGGTTGAGCAATGGGCAGTGGATCACATCACAACATCTGCTGATGATGTGGAAGAGGTATTTAACTATTACAAGTATAAAGATTAATTTTTTCAACTAATATTTAAAAGCCTCGGAAACCCCGGGGCTTTTTTATTGTATAATAGTTAAATATAAAAAACATGGCAGATCGTAATTTCAGAAGGGTTAAGAACATCGAGAAAACGTTAGAAAAGTATTACAGGGATTATTTCGAAAGAAATGCTACAAAATTCATTTGGAAATGGCCATATAAGATGTCAGATCTGGATACAACATTTGTTTACGAGAACGAAGAATACACTTTAATCGGTCAAATAAGCGAAGCAACATTCTTTTTAAAGAAGAATGACGATGATTCCCAATGGTTCGTGGCTGGACATATATTCCAGGAAAAATTCACGAGGAAATAAAAATAACTGATACAGGTGAGGGCTTTTAGAAAAATAGGGAGTAATGAGACTGTGGACCTACTTCAATATGTTAAAAACATTCTGGAGGAAAAGCCGGACACAAAGATTTACGTGGGATGCGACAGTCAAAGCTATGCTAGCAAAACTGTTTATGTGACGACCGTTGTTTTTAGATACGAAAACAGGGGTGCTCATGTTATCTATAAAAGAGAGGTTCTCCCAAAAATCAAAGATTTATGGACAAAACTTTGGGGAGAATTGCAAAGATCTATCGATGTTGCGGGTTACCTTAAGGTGGAAGGAGGTATTAATATACATCAAATAGATCTGGATTACAACAATAACCCCAGATACAGATCTAACGTGATTGTAAAGACCGCTATTGGATATATGGAAAGCATGGGATATAACTATGCAATAAAACCAGAAACCCTTATAGCAATTAGCGTTGCTAATGAGCTTTGCAGGTGAAACAAGTCTTGGGGAAAGATATATAATACTTAAATTAAAAAACAATTATGAAAAAAGCATTAGCAATTTTATCTGTTTTAGCATTAACGGCATGCGGAAACGGATCCACTAAAGAAACAACTACAGATTCAACAGCTGTTCAAGTTGATTCAACTGCAGTAACTGCAACTGACTCCACAACTGCTGAAATTCCAGCAGAAGGAACGGAGATTAAATAACTGATCTAAGAAAACTAAAAAAGCAGGTTTTGCCTGCTTTTTTTGTGGGGTAAAGAAAATGGTTGAATAAAATCGGAAATCTAATCACTCTATTGTCTATAATGATTAAATAATTAATGAATTATGGCTAAAGAAAAATCAACATCAAAGAAGGAATTCTCTTTTCTTGATCTGGATAAACAACTTTCGAAAATTGAGGGATTTGAAGCAGGATCTATTTTAGAAGAAAATGAATTCTCAGAGGTTACCGAATGGATCGGAACCGGTAATTACGTTTTAAACGCTCAGCTTTCCGGAAGTCTTTTCGGAGGTGTAGCCAATAACAGATCAATGGGAATTGCCGGAGATCCACAAACTGGCAAGAGTTTTCTTTGTATGAACATTGTGAGAGAGTCACAAAAACAAGGATATAACGTGATTTATTGTGACACAGAAGGAGCTATTGACCGATCAATGGCAAAGAAATTTGGTATAGACACAAACACTGTTAGATATCAACCTATCAAATCTATTTCCGATTTTAAAATATTTGTTGCAAATCTTGTCGATCAAATCAAGAAAGCAAGAAAAGAAGGAGCAGATCCTAAGATCCTGCTAGTTTTAGATTCATTAGGAATGCTTACCACAATGAAAGAATCCGCTGATGCACTAAAGGGCAAAACAGCAATGGATATGGGTATTAGATCTAAGGAAATGAGAGGTTTATTCAGAGAAATCACATTGGATCTAACAGGTGTTAGAATTCCTTTAATCTGTACCAACCACACAACCACAGCAGGCATTGGAAGTTTTATGACAACCAAAGAAGCTTCCGGTGGTGATGGTCCAATCTTCTCTATGAGTAATGTGATCATGTTATCTAAAGCACAACTTAAAGATAGCAACGATAAGAAAACAGGTATTATTGTTACATCAACCCCAAAGAAAACAAGATTTACCAGACCATATGCTACTAAATTCCATATTTCATTCATTAATGGTATGAATCCATACGTTGGTTTAGAGGAATTTATTTCTTGGGATGTTTGCGGAATTGAAAGAGGAAAATTAGAGGTTGATAAAAAGACAGGAGAATTAGAATTTACTGCTAGTGCATCGTCTACAAAATGGGCAGTTGCTCATTTGGGTAAATCAATCTTTTCTTCACAATTATTTACACCGGAGGTTTTCACCGAAGATGTGCTAAGAAAAATAGACGAGAAGGCGATTAAGCCACATTTCCTATTACCAGATCTATTCGACATGAACGAGCTTGATGCTATAGTTAACGGAGAAGAAGAAACAGAAGAGGATGGAGAAGAATAAAATCAAAATGAAATATCATATGGGTATCTGGAAAGAACTTCCAGCATACCCTACTGAGGAAGATGTTATATTCGAACTTAATAGCTATTTAATTCGAGACGGAAGACCACATGGTGAGTTTTCCGAACAGACATTTAACTCTTTCTTCCCTTCGGGTTGGGAAAAAAACAGACACGGCGAATTGGTGCAAGCCCTTATAGAAAAGGGAACGTTCGAAAAACAAAAGACAAAACAAAGCACTAAAACAGTTTATAAAATCAAAGACAACCCCCATTATTAATTATGGTTAATTCTCACTTAGAAAATGTATGGTTCTGTAGTATAGTTTCTGATGCAATTTATGTTGAATCAGCTAAGCCCTCGTTTTTCAAGGACGTTAGATATCAGGAAGCATTTAAGATCGTAAAATCATTCTGGAAAAAATATTCACAAATTCCTTCAACCCAGCAGGTAAAGGAAATTGTAAGAATGCTTAAGCTTGGCGATAAATTGCCAGAAAATCAGGTTGACACTATCTTTGATATAAAACTAAGTGAATATGATCCAGAATGGCTAAGGGAAAACACGGAGTCTTGGATTGAATGGAAGAATCTGGAGCAAAGCGCAATGGATGCTATCACATACATCAAGTCCACAGAGGTTAGCCCAGAGAATATCAAGGATGTAGTTAACACATTCAAAACAATAGTCAACGAAAGAAATAGTTTAGACTTTTCTTTCGATCTTGGATTGGATTTCACAGATCCTGAAAATCACAAACAACCTAAATCTAACACATTCTCTTCCGGATACGATTTTATAGATCTAGTTCTTGGCGGTGGATTTTCTGCCAAGAATCTTTACGTGTTTTTAGGTCAGCCTAAAGTTGGTAAAACATTATGGCTCGGTAACATTGCTGCACAGGCAATTAGAGCATCAAGTAATGTTGCAGTGGTAACCCTGGAATTAAGTGACAGAAAATACATGAAGAGAATAGGATCAAATCTTCTTGGAATTAAAATGTCAGAGTATAATGGAGCAACTGAGGATGGCGAGGTTATCAAAAAGAAGATAAGAAATTTAGCATTCGATAATCTGGCAACACCAGGTCAACTGTATGTTAAAGAATTTGGAACGAGCCAGGCATCAGTATTAGATGTTGAAAAATGGCTTAGAAAGGTCGAAGAGGTAAAGGGTATTAGATTTAAGATCATAGTTATCGATTATATCAATATCATGAAAAACTGGAGAAATCCAAACAGTGAAAATACCTATATGAAGATTAAACAGATCGCAGAGGATCTAAGAGCAATGGGGCAAAGAAACGAATGGGCAATTGTCACTGCAACCCAAACAAAACAATCAGAATTTGATGCTACCGATCTTTCGATGAACTCAGCATCCGAATCTTCTGGATTGGTTGCAACAGTCGATGGTATGTTTGGTATTATACAGGATCCTTTAATGTATTCAAATAATGAATATAAGATCAAAGTACTTGCTAATAGAGATGAAGGATATAAAAATTCATATAAAAAATTTATTGTAGATTATAGCCATATGAGGATCACAGAGGATCCCAACTCCCAAATAATGAATGAAAATTAATGAAACAAAAGAAGCTAATCGAGGAAGTAGAGGTTCCCGAAACAGAAGCAATACCAATAGATCCTTCGTATGCTGAATATCTTCAAATTGAAGACACAACAAAAGATTACAGATCCTTCAAGGCATCAAGAGATGAAGATGATGAAGATTATCTACATCTTTCAGCTTTAAACGATCTTGTTTATGATATTTTTCACAGATCCAGATGGTGTGCATTAGGTCCAAACAAAAAAATACCAAAAGATCTGATACCTTTTTTATTTCAGGATCTATTAGAAGAGATGGCAGAAACTGAATTCACCACGGTTGAAAAGTTTGTTGCAATATGTGATTTCATGAACGTTGGATATTTAAAGGCTTACGAATTGATTCACATGAAATATAAGGAATTAATAGTTAACGAAATGGATCAGAAATTTGGAATAGTATCCAAAAAGAAGATCAAGAAAATATTCTAGAATGAACATAGCGAAAGCAAAAAGATTATGGATGATAACGGACACTCATTTAGGTGTCCGAAACAGCTCAGAGGAATGGATACAAATCATGAGAAAATATTTTTTTGAATGGTTCATTCCGCTAGTTAAAAAGGAGTACAAGCCCGGAGATATTTTAATTCATCTTGGCGATGTTTACGATTCCCGACAAAGCATTAATTTAAAAGTTCTCAATCTTTGTGTAGAGGTTTTTGGCGAATTGTCAAAAGTATTCACAGATGGAGTTTATGTTATAGTTGGAAACCATGACATATACACTAAAGAATCTAATGAGATAAATTCTCTAGCTTCTTTGAAGTGGATTCCAAACATTAACATATTCGAGGATCCGATATCCATGACGTTTGGAAAAAGAACAGCATTTATGATGCCATGGAGATCTAATGAACACGTTGCTGCTGAGCTTTTAGCAGAGACTGAAAAGCACGATTATCTTTTTTGCCACTCAGATATCAGGGGACTTAGCTTTAACAAGTTTACAAAGATCGAGGATGGAATAGGATACAATAAGCTGGAGAACTTCGGAAGAGTTTATTCCGGACATATACACTACTCTCAGAATTTCGGAAAAGTTAGAATGTTAGGATCACCTTATCAGCTAACGAGATCTGATATGGACAATAAAAAAGCAATCCTATTACTAGATTTGGAAACAGAGGAAGAGATTCTTTTTGAAAATGAATTCTCTCCTAGGTTCATTAAAATTGGATTTGATCAGGTTCTAGAAAAAACTCCAGCGGAACTTGAAGATATGTTTAGAAACAACTTTGTAGACGTTTTAATAGATCCAAAAATAGCAGTCAAAGCTTCATTAGGGGTATTAACCGAAATGGTAGCCACGCAGCTTAAAACAACGTTTACGCCGATCAAGGATAACACTGAGAATGATCAAAATTTAGAAGAAGCTCTTTTCAGCTTGGACGGAAGAAATTTCTCCATCGTAGATTTTGCTGATGAGTATATTAATTCTCTTAATGAGCCAGACGAAGTGAAAGAGAAGATGAAAAAGACAATTAAGATCCTATATAAAAGAACAACAGATAAAGAAACAGAAGCATGAAATTAACCAAGATTGAATGGAGAAATTTTGCATCTTATGGAAATAAGATACAATCCTTAACACTTGATGAAAATACTGGTCTATATTTAGTTGTCGGAGAAAATGGAGCAGGTAAATCCACAATCTCTGATGTTATAACATTCGGATTATATGGAAAGCTAGATGGAAAAAAATTAAAAGATATCCCGAATAGAATCAACGGAAATGCGTGGGTTAAAATAACCTTTGTTTCTAATGGTGAAGAATATATGGTAGAGAGAGGATTAGATCCTTCTCTATTTAATTTGTATGTTAATGGAGATCTATACGATAAAGCAGGATCGAGATCTGTTCAGGAATATCTAACCGATGACATCATTCAAATTCCTAATTACGTTTTTAACAACACAATCTCCCTCTCTATCAATGATTTTAAGAGCTTTCTTAAAATGTCACCTGCAGATAAAAAATCTATCATAGACAAGATCTTTGGATTCTATGTCATTAATGAGATGAGAGATCTTTTAAAAGAAGAATCTAAAGGCATTAGGGAAAATATCATCCGCATCAATGGTGAAATAGAAGCTCTATCAAAGACTATATTAAAAACCCAGAACGAAATGGAGTCTTTGTCCGAAAAGATAAAAGAAACATCAAAGGATGAAATAAAAACTCTGGAGGATAAAATATCTAAATTCTCATCGCTAGCGACTATCCATAAAGAAAAAATGGAAGGGTTTAACAAGACCGAATCTGAGGTTAGCGATCAAACTAGGAAGTTGTACAGAATCATTACCAATAGTAACGAATCTATCAGAACTGTAGAGAAGAAGATTAAGCTTTACGATAATGATAAATGCCCAACATGCGAATCTGATTTATCTGGATCGTTTCACCAGAGTGTGAAAGATGAATTAAACAGACAATTGGATGGATTTAAAAAAGATCTAGAGGAGAATCAAAAAAGTTATGACGATTCTCTTAAGCAAGAGGGAGAATTGAGAAAAGAAAAATCCGCCATCACAGAAAAAGGAAACAAGATATCAATCAATATAAATTCTGCAAAGGAAGAACTTAAAAGATTGAAGAATGCTCCTTCGTCACAGGGGTTGGATTCTCTGAAAAGAATTGCAGAGGAAACTAGAGAATCAGTTCAAGAATTTACACAGGATAAAGCAAAGGAGGAAAAGAAAAATGAATGGATTAAGAAAATAGAAGACGTTCTTGGTGATAAAGGGGTAAAACAACTTGCACTAAAGACTATTTTACCGTCATTAAATGGAAATATCTCAGAATTAATGAATTCTTTGCATCTTCCCTATACAGTTACTTTCGACGAGGATTTTAACGCATCTGTGGTTCATATGGGAGAGGAGATATCAACATCCACACTCAGTACTGGGGAGATGAAAAAAGTGGATTTCGCAGTCCTTCTTTCCGTTATTAAATTAATGAAAATAAGATTTAGCTCCATAAATCTACTATTCCTCGATGAAATCTTTAGCTCAGTAGATCCTGATGGCGTTTATACGATATTAAACACGCTGAGAAAAATATGTGACGATCTTGGCTTAAATGTGTTTGTTATAAACCATGCACCTATGCCTACCGAAATATTTGATTACAAGATGGAGATTCAAAAAAGAAACAACTTCTCGGATCTTCTTATAGAGAAGGTATAGGAATTTCAATATATAGGAGTATGGCGATATCATCTAGAAACGATATAGAAAAATACTCTTATTTCTTTGTTACTAAAAACAACAAAAGATCCCTTTCCAAGCTTCCAGCTAGTGAATTCTTTATTTACAGGTTTGAAAATCCAGTTTCCTCCAGTAGAGGTAAGGCATTTTTAACCGACGAATATGTCACAAATGTTTACGAGCTTAGTGAGAATCTTTACAGACAGGGATCATTTTTGCATCCTAAGTACACGAATCAGAAAAATTTACCTATAGAGTTCAAATATACAGAACTCCCAGTAATAGATGTTTTGGTAGAGGAAAGTAGGAACATAAGATAAAATTTATGAATTTTTTAGACAAATTTAACAGCGATGACATCTTCTTTAGAGGACTTATCATAGGTATGTTAAAAGCACTAAACGAGAAAATAACATATTTTCAAACAACTAGCGGTGGTAATATTCAAGAAATCTACATCCCGTTCTTTTATTCACTAGCAGGAGACGAATCTTTCCTGCAAGATTTTTATCTGAATTATGGAGATTGTGATGGCAATCCTGCTTTTGCAGAAGGTAATTATGACGTTATTCCGAGGGGTATACTAGAATATTCAGGATCAAGAGTAAACACAGCATCATCGACAAACAAATATGTTAGAGGAACCTACGAAAAAGAAATAATGCAAGATAGCGGAGGATCAGAAATGCGAGCATATTCTGCTTATTTGTCTCCTATACCAATAGATGCAACATTTAATCTTAAAATCAAAGTAGACACAACAACCGATGCACTAAAAATACAAGCAAGAGTAATTGAGGTTTTATTCAAAAACTTTATCTACTATTTCGAATACAACGGATTTAGAATCCCGGTTCAGGTTTCTTTACCAGATACCGTACCAGAAAAAACACCAAATCAGTTCGCATTCAGCTACGGAAGCACAAGAGGCGAGGGAATAACTCTAACCCTTTCGGTTAACACTGAAACCTATCTTCCACAATTAGATCTAACAACTGAAAGATTTAGAGGTAATCTGATGCAAGGAGGTATCAAAGTAAAAACAGAGATTGGGGTGGTTCCTGAGGATAATTCCACAATTTTAAAAGGAATTAACATTGTTTCTGAAAAGACCATTAAATAATTCGCTGATATATAGAAGCGATGACAGATCCTATTATATTTACGTCTATAGGTAACTATAGAATTATCAGCTATAATGCTCCATTTAAAGGCGTTGAGAATTTTAATGGGTGGATTATAGAAACCGAGGAAGAGCAAGAACCCAGCAGTTATTTATTAAAGGAATTCAGATGGAGCATCAATAATAGTAACTGGTCTTTGTGGATGCCACTTCAACAAGAGGTTATAGAGGGATTAGAATTAAACCCAGATAAGGATCTTTATCTAGAATTTAAATTCACTGCTCATTCAGACGAGGATGCAAGCCCGCATCTTTCAGAGGGAACAAATTTGCACCCCCAGATAGTTTTAAATAATTTTGATCTGGATCTTAAATACAGAGTTATAGATTACAGGGATTATGCAACTAAACCTGCTGTTCTATGCTCTAAGGAGATGTACACAAAATCTATTATTTTTAATGATTGCTCCGCAGATAAGCTCTTTAAACCGTATGACGTAAATAGAGGGATTAACATCTACCAAGATTTAAGTAAGGCAGTAAACACACTATTTGGGCATGAGGTTAATTATTATTCGGTTCAACCTAATGGAAGAGGTAAGGATGTAGTTCTTAAAGAGTACAGCTTATTTGATGTTGTTGCTGAAAAATGTATTAAAGTAATGGTTCCTGGAAATAAATTTCCAGACAATAAACCAATATACGATACATTCGGTATACAATTTGAACAGCCTTTAGAAATCGATATTGATAGAAAATATTTTGAAGGAATTTTCGGTAAAGGTGCAGCACCAAGAAAAAGAGATATTATTTTCTTCCCACTTACCAATAGAATCTATCAGATAGAATCTACATATCTGCACAGGGACTTTAATTTATATCCTGTATACTTTAAATGCCAATTGATGAAGTATGAGGTTAAGCAAAACACCCAGTTCATCAATAAAGTTGCAGAGCAGGAACTTTTAGATTACACAGTAAATACGACAGATCTATTTGGAGAAGAGACCAAAAGCGAGATAGAAAAGGTAACAAAGAAACAGCAATATTTCGTATCATCGCAAAGAAGAAATGAGGATCCAACCAGAGCTTATATCGATGAGTATGTTCCTATTATAGAATTTGATTTGAATAATAACTGGACTATAGTTTTTAATAGTTATTATGATCTAGAAAGATTTACATATGATGATCCAGATTCTGCTAGTAAATCTGAGGTGGAAAGAGAAGCTGTAAGATATAAATCAATTCCATCCCTAAGCGAGACAGAGGAATTGTCATTTACTTGTTGGTTTAAAACCAGAAATTATGTGGATAAAACAAAATTGGTTAATCGACCAGCACCAAAGGTTTCTATATCTTCATATACACAAGGTGACGGATTTATAACGTATTCAACCTGGCCAAATCTTCACAAATTGACTACAGGAGATAATTACGTTTCGGTATTAGCTGATGCACCAAGATCTGGTGGTTTTAAAGTATTGGAAATTCCAGATGAGTACACTTTTAAAGTGAAAGATAACGGAACTGAAATAACAGCATCCCTTGCCACATGGAAGGTACAAAAAGCTCAGGCTAGAACTTTGGTATACGGAAGAAATGTTCATAATCAAGGAATATGGATTCAAATGATCTGGTCTGGAACTAATACAACTACATCAAGTACTGAGTACATTCAAACTGGGTCATTCAGAATTTTAATTAACAACCTGGAAATTCTATCTCCGTTCGGTGCAGGAACACCATCAGCAAATGGATATTTCATTCCGTCTCTTGACGAATGGTATGGATTTGTATTTAACTTTTCTAATATATTTAAACAACACTCGATTAACGTTTGGCAAATGCTATACGACCCGGAAAATTCGGAAGCACAGACATCAGATCTAGGAATGGTTCACTATAAAGAGGGATTAAATACCGATAAATATACATACGCACTAACTTCAGACCTAGAAACTGACAATCAAAGAGTAACTTGGAATACTGATAATAATTCATACAAAGTTCTTGGGGGACCTTTATATTTAAGTAACTTAAGGATCTTCCAAAACATGATAGAAAAAGAAAAACAATCAGCAATCTTGAATCAGAACGTAGTTGGAGATTCACAATTAGCGATTATTATAGATAATGCTAAGCCTGTTCTTAAATTACCTAAGATTGCTAAAAACCGATAAATTTATGCCAAGAAGACCCCCTAAAAATACATCAACTAAGCCAAACGTAGAAGAAGCGCTTAGAAAAAAACAGCAATTGGAGGATCTAATTTTTTCGAACGATACTTTAGATGGTCTAACAGCTCCTGATATCCCCGCAATGAAGCCGGAAAGGATCATGAATTTCGATGCTCTAAAAACTGAGGTTGAAGCAGAATCTAAAGCTATTTTAACATCGCTGATTAAATTTCACATGGATACTGATATCATCAGCGAAGATGATTATGTAAACTACAGAGCTAAAATAGATGCACTGAGTATTTCAACGATGGCGTTTCAAATAAGAACAGCACAACACGCCGTTACTAAAATGCTTGATGAGATAGATGCTGGAGGACAATATCAAGCTAGAAATTTTGAGGTATTAACGCAGATGCAGAACCAATTGATGCAGATGCCTATAAAATTCCAGGAGTATCTTTCCAAGATGGAAAAGACATATAAAGACTTAAATAACGAGGCTAGAAATTCCGGTAATATACAACAAAGAGAAATAGTAGACAGCGAAGGAAATCCTGTTACCATACCGGGAATTAATGGTGAAGGTGGATCAGTAAAAGTTAGAGGTAACAAAACTCTTATGGAGGGATTACAAAACGTAATCAAAACAGAGGTCATAGTTAAAAAGGCACAAATAATTGAAGACGTAGACAAAAACCTGATAGATCCTAAGATGAAAGATCTAATAACCCCAGAAAACGAATTAAAGCAGCAAATCGAAGACGAGACTAAAATAGAGCTAGACGACGATTTATTTTAATATATGGCTGAAGAAAAACAACAAAGTAATTATTGGACCACAGAGAGGGTCAATAAAATAATCCAGAATGCTGACGAAAACGGAGTTGATTTCAAAGATGTCGATAATCCGTTTCACGAAAACGATCCTGAGCTGAGAAGAGGTGGTATATTGTTTGAATACACCGAGTGGGAAGTAGAGGAATTCAAAAAATGTGCATCTGATGTTAGATATTTTGCTAACACCTATTGTAATGCCATGACCGATGAGGGTATTAGAAAAATCACTTTAAGAGATTATCAAGAGCAGATCCTAAGCCAATATCAAGAACATCGATTTAATATCTTTCTAAGTCCGAGACAAAGTGGAAAAACCGTAACCTCTTCCATATTTTTATTGTGGTATTTACTTTTCAATTTTGATAAGAACGCCATGATTCTTGCAAATATCGGTGATACTGCAACAGAATTAATGGATAAGATCAAAATCATCATGAAGGGTCTGCCATTCTTCTTAAAACCCGGCGTATTTGTATACAACGTTATGACCATGAAGTTTGATAACGGATGTAGAATAATGGCTAAGACGACAACTAAACAGTCCTCTATCGGTTTTACTGTGCACTTCTTATACATGGATGAGTTTGCCCACATTAACCCAAATTTCATAGGACAATTCTTTAAATCTGTATATCCGACCATTTCATCTTCCAAAATATCCAGAATTATTATCACATCCACCCCAAATGGAATGAATAAATTCTACGAGATCTATAAATCAGCTATCGAAGGACAAAATGAATTTAACCCAATAAGAGTGGATTGGTGGCAGGTTCCCGGAAGAGATGAGGAATGGAAAAGAAAAGAAATAGCCAATTTAGGATCCGAGGAAGATTTTAACCAGGAATATGGTAATCAGTTTTTAAGCTCTTCTAAATTATTGCTAGATTCATATACACTAAAAAAGCTGAAGAAAACCGAGGTTCAATTTGTACACAAGGAGCTTTTGCCATTTCAGAATTCAATAATAGACTACTCAGATCTTACCTGGCACCCAAGCTTTGATCCATCCAATCTATGGGAAGAGGGAGAAAACAAGAGGTTTATCATATCAATAGACACAGCAGGTGGAGGGGGAGGAGATTATAGTGCTGTTAATATATTAAAGATATCACCCAAACCACTGGCTCTAATAGAGGAAAAGAAATTTTTCGAGGACGAATCTGACTTTTTCTCTCTTCTGCAAGTTGGTTTATTTAGATCTAATATGATCCAAATAGAGGAGCTAAAGGTTTTCTTAGAGATATTATGTACTGAGGTATTTAATCCCGAGCAGATAAAGATAGTGATGGAGGTTGACTATAGAGGGGAGTATCTAATAGAAAAATTATTAAGTGGTGAGAAGTTATTTTCAGAAATGTTTGTTTACACAAAACACACAGAGAGCTCAAGGCAAATGAAGCCTGGGGTTAAGGTTACACCAAAGACCAAAGAAAAATACTGCGAGGACTTAAAGATCAACACCAGAAATGCAAGAATAATCCCAACAGAGATAAACACCATCCTAGAACTGAGCAATTTTGGTGAAACTAGCAAGGGAATCTATCAAAGTCAGATAGGAAAGGATGACATAGCAATGACACTGGTGAATGCAAATTCAGTTTTTGAATATCAAGATTTCATGTATTCAGTAATGGATATTTATGACACGGTCCCTGAAAAATACAAGAATGCTATCAACAAAAAGATAGCAGAATCGGGTGAAGGAGGGCTTACCGGGGATGCCGGAGGAAGGGAAATGGAAACTTATAACGTTTTTAAGGACTTCTTTTGATGAAATATTTGATATATAGTTAAAGAGCAGGACACCCTAAAGTTCTAGCCTCGAAAAGATATATACAAGTAAAAAATACAAAATGGCAAAGAAGTTAACTCTGGATCTATCCGTTTTTAAAAGTTCTGGTGTCTACACCTTAGAATTTGATGCTTCTGAAAATATTGTAGTAAATCCGCAGACTGTTAGATTGGTAGTTGGTTTTTCAACTAAAGGACCTTTCAACACTCCGGTTTATGTACCCGACGTTCAGACAGCACTTAAAGTTTTTGGTGATATCGACAGATCTTTAGAGAAAAAAGGATCATTCTTTCATCGATCAATATTCACTTGCTTAAACAGCGGTCCTGTTTTTGCTCTGAATCTACTTAAATTAAATAACACAGTTACTGAGCAATCAGAACCTGATGTAGCAAATGGTGCTGATGTTGCGAGATATAGAGCTTTCTCTTTAGATACAGCTGAAGTGAATGGTTTAAATCCAACAGAAGAATATACAAGAGTGAACGCTAATCTCCCTAACCAGGATAAATTAGTATCTTCATATTACAACAAAGAGAAATTTTGGTTTCCTGATCCGAATATGCTTCTTGCCACAGTACATACAACGGATAGATCAAAATTATTTAGCTTGGTTAACCTAAGCCAAAATCCGATAAGTGTAATTGTTAAGAAATCAGTAGATTCTAGATTACCTATTAAAGGATTTGATATCACTGCTAGAGAATATTTTGGAGCTAACAACGTTCCTTCCTTCGTGAATCCTAACGATTATATCTCCGATTATTTCGTAGATGTTATTGCAGTTAGTGGAAATTGGGCTGATTATTCAAAATTATCTTTGGACCCATTATACTCTAGCTATTTTACATCCAAAGGATTTATCAAGGATCAAATAGACAACTTCTTATCTCTTAAAGAGGTAAACGTGGTTTTCACAATCACTGGATGTTTAATTCCTGATTTCATAGATCAAAACGGAATTACCCAATACATTAAAACATTAATCAACAATCAGATCGGAAGCACTGGTATTTTATGTGCTGTTAACGAAGAGGGATTAGACGATCTTGAGTCTGGTGAGTATTCTTACCTTGACTTGGTTGGTCACCACTTAACAGGAGCATTGGATCCTTCCAATCCTGCAATCACAGAAATAGATTTCTTAAGCTATAGCTCACCATTATCTGCAGATCTTACATATCAAATAGATGAACCAAACTATGTGAATGATCTTAACAACGTAGGTGAAGAATTAAACGAGGTAGCTACAGTATTCTCTTCAGAATTTGAATCACCATCAACAAACGGTATCGATGATGAAGAATTTGTTACATACAGCAGTTCTGCTTTAGATGGTGGATATCCATATTTACAAACAGCTATCAGTGGACCTACAAAAGCTGCTAAGATCGCGGATCTTAAAGCATTCTTAGCTAACACAGCAGTATCGCTTGCACCTAAATTTATAATCGGTAAAGTAACTGGAGATTTAACAGGCAACTCACAAGCATTAGAAAATTTTGCAAATGGTGATTTAGTTAAATTGAAAGTAGTTGAAGTTAAAGAGGTAACAGTTTCACCAGGAAATATTCAATTAAGAATCAAATGGTCACATCCTTTATTTACAGCTTCTGCTCCATTAGTTAGTCCTTATTCAGCAACTAGCTTGTCTGACAATAAATATCAATTCTGTAAATCAGACTACTTTGATCTTATCGAAGATGTAAACACAGGATTTGATGCATATTTCGGATATGAGGATTCTTCAATGTATAGAGATTATGACAAAGGTGTGATTAGCACTGGCGACGTTATTCATAAAGCATACGATGGATCAGATGTACAGTACGTTAAGTTTGAAAAATCTATAGACAGAGATGATTTCAAAGTTATAGAAATGAAAACCTATGTTGACGATGCTTTCACCACCTTAGAAAATGCGGTAGCTTGGAACGCTAGTTACATGATCAATTCTAACGGATCGGGAGACACTGTAGAAAATCACATTACAAAAACAGTAGGTTTAAATATCATCTCTTTAATAGGTAACCTAAACGAATATGTAGATATCGTTGGACCTATAACAGATGGCGGCGTGATCAACCAGGTTGAAATGACAACAACACAGGTTGCAAACTCTGGATTAAAAGTTGGCGATTATCTTGTTTCTGAAGAAACTGATCTATTTAGCAATAGCGTAGGAAATTATCTACACAGATTGACAAAGATCGTTGAAGCGAAGAGAGTTGCAGTACCAGGATCACCTGGCAATTACACTATCTACGTTAAGACTGACAGACCTATTAAATTATTTGCAGGAAAGGTTAATAAGTTTAGACCTATTCACCAATTCATTAATACATTTAAATTTACGTATCTTCCGGGATTCCAATTAAAATCTAGCCATAAGCCAAACGGAAGCGACGATAGATTAGATCAAATCCTTGATGTTTTAACAGAAACTAACATTTCTAGAACATTAGCGGACAGAAACATCATCACATTCAGATATGTGGTTGATACATTCGATGGTCAAGTACAAACTAACTCTAAGCACCAATTAGCATTGCTTGCTAAAAACAGACAAAAATGTTTAGCAATTATAAATGCACCTTCCATAGAGAAGTTTAAAAATTCAGTAGATCCTAGATTTACAGAATCCCCTTCAGCAACTAATCCTTCACCATTATTAAACGCGAAGTACATTGCAGATGGTGGTAACTTAGAATTGAATCCTTCATTCAGATTCACATTACCTGATGAAGATAGCGGCGCTAAATTCTGCGGTGTATTTGGACCTTTCTTAACTATTAGAGAGAACGGAAAGAATTTCAATATACCTCCAGCAGCACACGTAAGTAACAACTTTATCAGAAAGTTTGTTACAGGAGAACCTTATTCAATCGTAGCTGGACAGAAAAGAGGTGTACTATCAGGTTCAAACCTAGTAGGTTTAGAGTATGACTTCTCACAAGAAGATAGAGATTACCTAGAACCTTTCGGAATTAACCCGATCATAAGAAAGAGAAATATTGGATTAGTGATCTTCGGTAACCAAACAGGATATCAAAGAACTAACTCAGCATTCAATAACTTACACGTTAGAGATTTATTAATCACACTTGAAGAGAGTGTAGAAGATATCTTAGCTAACTATGTGTTTGACTTCAATGAAGATTCAATCAGACTTGAAATTAAGACAATAGTAGACAACTACTTAAGCGGCGTTAAAAACGTAGGTGGTATTTACAACTTCTTAACTATCATGGATTCTTCAAACAATACTCCAGCTATTATCGACCAAAACATCGGTATTATCGATATTATTATCGAACCAGCTAGAGGTATCCATAAGTTCATCAACAGAGTAACTGTTGCTAGAACTGGGGGTATTGCTTCAGGAGGATTCATTCAATTTAGTTAATTTGATATAAAAATCCGAAAGGAAATATATAAAATAAAAAATGGCAGGATTACCACATTATACATCTTCTAAGGCGGCGGTTAATAAATTTGAACCGATTTTCACGAATCAGTTCGAGGTATTAATCACCCCGCCTACTGCTGTAGTTCCCCCACAGGGAAATCCTAATAACGGGAACATACTTTTAGAGCATGTGAAGAGTATAGAGGGATTAGCAGTTGATCAAAACCCAGGTGAGATCACTCAGCAGTACAAAAACGCTAAAAGATATTATGCAGGGGCAAGACCACAAAGAACCGGTCTTGATCTTACCATAAACTTTGAGGTTAACTTGGACGAAAACAACTCAATGTATGTTTTCAAAACGATGAGACAATGGGCAGATTTAATCTATAACCCATTAACGGGAGCTTTAGGGCTTAAAAAGGACTATACTGGAAATATAGTTGTTAGTGTATTTAATAAAGCAGGAGACGTTCACAGAAGAATAACATGTAAAGATTGCTTTATTATGACCCCATTATCACAAATGGATTTAAACTACACCAACACTAACTTATTTGCTTTAAGAGTTACATGGGCAGTTGATTATTTCGACGACGTATTTATATAAAAATAAAAAATGGCAGGATTACCACATTTTACTAGTGCAAAAGCGGCAGTAAGCCTTTACGAACCGGTATATTTAAACCAGTTCGAGGTTATTATTCAGCCTCCTGCTGCGGTTTCTAACCCAGCTGGTACTGCGGGAAGAACCCTAATGGTGGAGAATGTAACACAAATAGGTGGATTAGCAGTGGATAAAACTCCTAGCCCAGTTATGCAAAACTACAAATTTGCAGGAAGAAGATATGCTGGAGCAGCAGTAGATGATACTGGTGTTAAAATCACAGTTAACTTTCAAACAAACCTAGACGACAATAACTCTAACTACGTTCACAAAACTCTTAGACAGTGGAGTGATTTAGTTTACAACCCATTAACAGGCGCTATGGGCATCAAATCTAACTATGCAGGCGGAACATATATCTTAGTTAGTATCTTTAATAAACAAGGAGATGTTTTCAGAAGAATGAAATTCTTAAATTGTTTCCCAACTAAAGCAATCGATCCGATGCCTTTAACATATGACAACGGGGCGAATATGTACACAATTGCTGCAGAATTTAGAGCTGATTATTTTGAAGATATATTCAACTAAAAAACGTTTAAAATGATATATAAAAGGCTTATCTTACCGATAAGCCTTTTTATTTGGTTTAATATCTAAAAAGGAATAGAATTCCAACATGGACGATCCCGGTGATAGTAAAAACAATCAAAAAATACAAAGAAAAAGAGAAGAGGCTAACTTTCTACAAAGATACCTCTCTAATGTTAGCAATGTTCTTTCTCCCATTGGGGTACGACGCATTGTTCAAGTTGATCATGGATTTAAGTGGTTCATACTGGGTAGCAGATATAATTTTCTATTCAATTTCAGGATGTTTCTGGTTGTCTTATATCTTGCTTACGAGGCGTTTAAGTAAAAAATAGGGCAAATTTTCCCAAAATTCTGAATTATATTTTGTCTTGGATACTAGAATAGTATAGATATAGATAAAATATAAAAAGTTTTATGGAAGATAATTTAGACGAGATAGCTTTAAAACATTTGTCACAAAAGGAAAGTGCAAGCGGATTAGAATATGACGATGTTCCAGAAATCCAGGAACCTCCTAAATCGCTAGGTAAAGCTTCATTCGTTCAAGAGATTGAGGAAACTGCATTGGGTATGGAATCGCCATGGAAAAAGATTCCTCTTACAAATTTACCATCAGAAGGTTTTGGATATCCTCCAGAAACTGAAATAACAATTAGATCTGCAGAGGTTGGAGAAATCCGACATTTTTCGACGATCGACGAGAATGATCCCATTGATATTGATGATAAAATAAATCATATAATTTCCAAATGCTGTGTGATGAGATGGAAAGAAGGAATTCTAAATCACATGGACATTTATCAGGAAGATAGATTTTACATTTTTATGTCCGTTAGGGATCTGACATTTGTAAAGGGAGAAAACAGAATTTACATTCCGGTTCAAAAAACATGCGATAAAGATGAATGTCCTATTCCACAGGATATAGAACTGACATCAGCTATTCTTTCAAACTTTAAATTAGATCCAAAGTTAAAGAAATACTACGATTCAGAGAATGGGTGTTTTCAATTGGTTCCAAAAAATGGTGATCCTGCAATTAATCTATTCATTCCAACTATAGGAGTATCTCAAAAGATCAGAAAAATTCTAAGAGATAAGGTTAACAAAGGTAAAAAGTATGACGAATCTTTTGCTAGTATGTCCCCTTTCATAATTCCAAATTGGAGAGATTTGACAGAATCATCGTATGATGAATATGAAAGAATCTCAAAAGGATGGACATATACCCAGTTTGTTTTGGCCGATACCATTTCAAAACAAATAACTTTCGCAACTAAAAACACTCTATCTGTTCAGTGTTCAAAATGCAGTGCCGAGGTCACTGCTCCTATTCGATTTCGCGGCGGAATCAGATCCCTTTACATTGTTTCAGATATCTTTGGACAACTACTTTGATATCAAGTATAAATTCTCTAGGGATTTTAATATCAGTTTCAGCGAGCTTGAGCGAATGCCATACTTCGAATTTCAGATAATTTTAGATAAGATTAATGAAGATATCGAAGAAAACAACCAAAAAATACTTCAGGAAAAAGATGGAGTGGTATCTATATTTAATTTAGGTAAGTAGTAATCCTATCAATATATAGAGTAAATAAATCCCAAATTGGCAGAAGATCAACAAATCGACCTAAGTACGGAAACCAAAAAGGTCGAGCTTTATAACAAAAAGGTAGAGGAATTTAAAAAGGAAGATCCTGACATGGCAGAAGCACCTCCAAAAGCTTTTGACATGGCAAGACAGTATGCACAGCAGAACGTGTTTCCTCCATTTGGCCTTGTATCATTTTCTGAAGGTTCCAAAAATCCAGGAGACGAAATGGGAATAGGAATAGCAGCGGGAAGGGTATTATTCGGTTCTGCTAATTTCATAAGTAGCTTAAAAAAGGATGATCCCGAGGACCTAATGCAAAAAGGTATAGACACGTACAAGGGATTTGACGATTCGGTTGCAGTGAATGAATTAACAGGGGCAACTAAAATGTCCTTTGCAACAGTTAGGGATGGATTACAAGAAATAAAATCTGCAATCAGGGCTGATGATAAAACTGCGGATGATCCCTTTGAGGATAGTCCTGTACTGAGTAAGTTAAATCCAGATGACATAGAAAATATATTGGATTCAACAGTTCTTAAATTTATAAAAGAGCTAGGACTAAAGAGAACGGACGAAGCTAGCGATAAGCCTATATTAGATAGAGGTGAAGAATCATTTACAAAAGCGAAAGAACTTGCTGCTAAAGTGGAAACAACTGCTCCTAAAACTGTAGAGGAATCCAAGCTAAACACAAAGGATGATCCTGAGTATATGGCTAGATTGGAAAAAGCAAAAAGAGAAGATGCTCTGATGGATTCCATGATGACCAGTAAAACAGGAGCAAAGATTGTTCAAGAAACCAAAAAAGAAGAGGCAAAACCAGAGGGAATTAAAGCAGCAGAAACCCCAGTTACCGCACAGACACCAGCCGAACAAGCTACACCCCCTCCGACAGTAATAGAACAATCACAAACCAACGTAACCAACAACGTAACTAATAATGCTGTCTCAGTTTCACAGGAAACTGATGCAAAACCTGCACCTATATTAAAATCTGAAACCGCAGTTAAACCACAGGAGGTAAAACAAACTGCTCCAACCCCTGCAGCTACGAAGCAGGAAACCCCAGCCCCTGCAGTTGCAAGACAAGATGCAAATCCAGCATCAACTAATCCACCGATAGAAGCTAAAAATGTTGAAACCCCTCCAGATGCGATGGGAACAGAGAGCTCAGTTTCCGATGATGAAACACCTTTATTGAAAATGCTGGGTGAAAGCATGGGAATGAAGCCTGATGACATAGCTAAAATGTTTGCTGGTAAAGAGGACAATTTGCAAAAAGGATTAGATCTGACATTTGGTTCTGAATCTCAGCCAACGGAAATGGGTTCAGCACAACCAGAAAATCCTGCTCAGTTTATCCCTGCTCAAGCTGGATCAACAGTGATCGAAAAAATAACAAATACCACGACAGAGCAAGCACAAAGGGTAGCACAACAGGCAACCAACGTTGCCACTGCAACGAAAATCTCGGAGCCTGTTAAAATAGCTGAGCAAGCACCCGCTCCAAAACCAGAAATTCAAGAGGCCTCTGCATCTGTGGAAACTCCAGGAGAATCTTCACAAACCCCCATGGAGAGCAAGCAAGAAACAACCGGGACAGAAATCAAAGAAACCCCCGCTGCCGAAACAAAACCAGCCGAGGATACTACAAATAAAGAGGCTGGCGCAAGTAACGATGACTTATTAAAGGTTATGAAGGAAGTACTAAAAACCTTACAAGGACCGTTAATCTTTACAGAGAGTACTTCAAAGTTCACCTAATTACATTTTTTGTTACGAAACTTTTTAGGTATATTTGTGTAGTATACTTAAAAAGAGATGTCAGAGAGCCCAAAAGTCTATGTTATTTCCAAGGATCTTTCAGATAAGATTTTGGAATTTTTAGAAAATCCTTTCGATACCACGAAAGAATGTACAGAAATGCTGAAGAGCAAAAATTCCTTTACGGAGGAAGAAATCAATCAGATAATTTCTCTACTGGGTAAATTTCCTGCTTATTTGGTATATCCGATAATTGATTCATTTAAAGGAAATTTAAAAGTAGAAGAAATTGAACAACAACAGTAAAAACTATAAAGAGCATTCCGAGGAGAACTGCCCAGATCTAAAGCAATTTAAATTAGATACTGTGTATTTAAAAATGGCTCAGGTGTGGGCATCAAACTCACACTGTAAAAGAAGTCAGGTCGGATGCTTAGTGGTAAAAGATAAAACGATTATTTCAGACGGATATAACGGAACTCCGACAGGATTTCCTAATATTTGCGAAGATGAAAATAATCAAACTTTATCTTCGGTCTTACACGCCGAAGCTAATGCTATAACAAAGCTTGCAATGAATACTGTTACATCTAACGGAAGTACGATGTATGTTACTTTATCCCCTTGCTTTGATTGTTCAAAACTTATTATTCAATCAGGAATTAAAAGAATAGTCTTTTCTGAACTTTACAGAAAGATAGATTCTTTGGATTTGCTTAACCAAGCTGGGATTGAAATAATTTATATTAACTTACAACCTTAAACCAAACACGAAATGGCAAAGAGCATCCAGGAATTAGCAGAGAGATTTTTAGAAACATCATTAGAGAAAGATTTCAAGTATCTGTATGATAGAATTAAGCCCGGTTTATTGAATCACTGTAAATCAATTTTGATTGACGAGGAGGTTGCACAGGATGCAGTATCTAAAACATTCGAAAAGATCTGGGTTAAGGTTGCTCAATACGATCCCGCACGTGGTAATTTTTCTACATGGGCGTATAACATTGCTAGAAACGAATCTTTGCTTATTAAAAAGAATTCCAAAAAATTTACTCCGCTAGTTTACGAATCAGTTGAACTCGAGGGTAGGGATTATGATGAATTTATTCCACTATCAGATATTACACCAGAAGATATTTTCTCCGAGCCTGAATGGGAAATAAATAATCAAGAAGGCGGATTTGATGATCTATATGAAGTAGTTCTTGAAAAAATGGAACAGCTTCCTGCTATCTATAAAGATATTTTAATGGACAGAGAAATTCATAAAATGAAGTATCAAGAGATAGCTGATAAATATGATATGAAGAAAAGAGCAGTAGCTACTAGAATTCGTAGAGCAAGAATTAAAATCCGTGAAATGTTTCCAGGTATTAAATTAAATTTTATCGACTAATATGAAATCACTATTCTTTAGCATCTTTAAAATCTTCGGTGTTATCAGAGACATCAAAAATTACATTTATCTTAGAAAAATAACTAAGACTGAAATGGTGAATTCCCCACTGTGGGTAAAAAATAATTTAAGGGTCGATTGGATCGGTAGAATTTACACCGTTGTAAATCTACCCCCGGAGGTAACAATGTCACCAGATCTACCTAAAGAATTGTGGCCTGCTTATTTGATAGACCAATCAAAGGGACTGAACGAATATTTAACATCGCTAAATCTGCATGAAATTATAATTCCGGAATACAAAGAGATACCAGATTCAACATCATACCTCCTTGTTTATTATCCATATTTTAGGGATCTTACCAAATGGTGGATTTCTACCAGATTGATTTTCTGGACTTCCGTTATTATAATACAGCACTACACCCATTGGTTTTCTGATTTATATCAATGGACAATATCACATATCTAAAATTTGGAAAACGCAAGTATTGAGAGAAAGAGCTACCCGTGGGGAAGAGCATACGAAGTTACTAG